GAAATGTCTGTCGAAGAAACAGAAGAGACTCTTACCGATCCAGATAATCGTATTTTACGAAAAGTAACGGTTAATGATATACCGGCTGCAAATCAACTTTTTGATGATCTTATGGGAACAAAAGTAGTTCCGCGTAAAGAATATATTCGTATTCACTCAAAAGAAGCTACTTATAATATCTAAGGAGATAAAATATATGTTATATATGCTTGGACAAAGAATTATAGATAGTAAAGATAACTTAAAACCTAAATGTTTAATAAAAGTAGGTCTTTCAAGAGATGTAAATAAAAGAATGAGTAATTACAGATGTGATAATCCGAGTGCAATTTTTATTTCTGAAATGGCTGGTGTAGAATACGAAGAAAGAAAGTGTCATTCTTTTTTAATGGAAAATGGAAAATGTTATTCAGGAGAATGGTATGAAGTTTCAAATTCTTTTTTTGAAAAATGTTTAAAATGGGGATTTAATATTTTTCCTTTGAAAAAAGAAGGACAGAATGTATATATGCATATAAATTATTCTCCTAATGAAATAACAAAAGAACAGATTAAAAAATACTTTGAAGAGGAGGCTGCTTAATGCAAACAAGTGATTTAGTACAAGAATTAGGCACAAACTTTATTGAATACGCGGCCGCTGTTAACACGGATAGAGCTATTCCCGATGCAAGAGATGGACTAAAACCTGTTGCAAAACGTATTCTTTGGGATGCCTATACAAATAAATTCTTTTATAATAAACCTCATGTTAAAGCAGCTCGCATTGTTGGTGATACACTTTCTAAGTGGCACCCGCACGGCGATTCATCTGTATATGGAGCTATGGTACGGTTAAGTCAGCCATGGGTGATGAGATACCCTCTGATTGATTGGCATGGATCAAACGGGAATATTGCAGGTGATGGACCGGCCGCCGCGCGTTACACGGAAGCACGATTGGCTCAAATTTCGGAGGATGGATTACTTAATCATGTTAAAGAAAATAATGTAGATTTTATTCCTAATTATGACGAGACTCTTGATGAGCCTGTTTGTTTGCCTAGTGCCTTTCCTAATTTACTTTGTAATCCTAATTCCGGTATTGGAGTAGCCATGGCTTGTAATTGGGCCCCTCATAATCTTACTGATGTCGCAAATGCGATTTATAGTTATATGGATGGTGGTATTCCTTATCTTCCTGGCCCTGACTTTCCTACCGGAGGAGTGATTATTAATGGAAAAGATATTCCTAAAATTTATGAAACAGGTCATGGCAGCATAAAAGTTAGAGCAAGGTATAAAGTAGAGAATAATAAAATTATTTTTTATGAAGTACCGTACGGAGAAACAATAGAAGGACTTCTTACTGAATTAGGAGAAGTTTGTGAAAAGAAAGAAATTGAAGGAATTATAGATGCCCATGATGAATCTAACAAAAAAGGAATTAGAATAGTTATAGAAGTGGGTCGAGGAATGGCCCCTGAGTCAATAGCAGAAAAAATATATGCTAAGACAAACTTTCAAACTTCCTTCTCCTTTAATCAAGTCGCTCTTGTTAATAAAACCCCAACAGAATTGGGACTCAAAGATTGTTGCAGAATATATATTGAACATAATAAAGAATGTTTAATTAAAGAATTAAATTTCAATCTTACAAAAGCAACAGATAGACTTGAAATTGTAGAAGGTCTTTTAAAAGCACTTGAAGATATTGATAATATTATTAAACTTATTAAAAGCAGTGAAGATAGTTCAACTGCAAAAGAAAGATTGATTGATAAGTATAATTTTACTGAAAATCAAGCTAAAGCTATTCTTGCTATGAGGTTAAGTTCTTTAACAAAGCTTGACTCTATTGAACTTAATAAAGAAGCAGAAGAACTTAATGAAAAAATAAAAAATATTAATGCTATTCTTTCTGATGAACAACTTCAGTTAGATCATATTAAAATTCGACTTGAAGAACTTGTTAAAAAATATGGTGATGAAAGAAAAACTGAAATTATCAATATTGAAATTAAAACAGAAACAAAAGAAAAGAAAGAAGTAATTCCTGAAGATGTAGTAGTTGTACTTACTCAAGGCGGGGATATTAAGCGTATTCCTAAAATGAGTTTTAAAATTCAACATAAAAATACAAAAGGAATTAAAAGTATTGATGAAAAAATTCTTTCTTCTTTTGCTACTAACACAATGGATACTGTTATGATTTTTACTTCAACTGGTAAGATGTATAAAATTCCTGTAGATAAAATTCCAGTTGGAGATAATAAATCTAAAGGAATTAATTTAAATTCTATCTTTACTTTTGAAAAAGATGAAAAACTACAGGCTGCTATTAATTTAAAAGATAATACAAATGCCGAGTATGCAGTATTTTTTACTAAACAAGGTTTAATTAAAAAAACAGAGTTAAATGAATATAAGAATTTAAAAAAGAACACTGGTTCTCAAGCTATTAAATTAAAAGAAAATGATGAGTTAGTTAATGTTACATTTTTAAAAGATGAGGATGTATTAGTATTAACTCAGAAAGGAATGAGTATAAAGTTTGAAACAAAAACTATTAGTCCCATTGGGAGAGTTACTACGGGACGAAAAGCTATTAAACTTGAAGAAGGAGATAGCGTATTGGCAGGCCTGCCAATCAATAGAAAAAATGAAGAAAAGTTTTTAGTCTCTTGCTCTAGAGACGGACTTATGTGCAAAATCCCTATTGATGTTTTCTCAATTCAAAATATAGCTGGTAAAGGAGTAAAATATATGAAACTCGCGGCCGCCGATATAGTGATTAATGGCACCATATGTACTAATGAAGATAACTTATTAATTATAGGAACAAAGAATACTAAAGCTATAAATGTATCGGAATTAGCACAAACTCCCCGTGATAGCACCGGCCGCGCTATTACCAAAGATGCAGAAAAAATACTTAATTTAACAAAATTTTAAAAAATACTTGCAACATTAAAAAATTTATTATATAATAAGAATATAAGAAATAAAGAAAAAATTTAAGGAGAAAATAAAATGTTAGAACCACTGAGTAAGAGAACTATTATGATTGACCCCGATGAGAACAAAGAGATTTATATTAATGATATTAAGACAGAGGATATGATTAATTATATTGAAAAGTATCATCCGGCAGATAAGAAGGCTTTTGCAGCTAAGGTTTTTGAGAAGTCTGATACTTATAATCATTTTACTGCAAAGAACATTTTCTTGAAAACTTATTTCCCGGAGAGCCTGGCTAAGTCAGAAAAAGAACGGGTCTCTGACAAGTTACTGTCTTGGCTTGACTGAGAAATAATTTAATATAATTTTTATGAAGTGAAGTATTTATTACTTCACTTTATTTTTTAAAAAAATTATGTTATAATATTATTACAAAGTAAAGAAAGGAAAAGAAAATGATTAAATCTCTTTATCCATGCTTTCAACATTGGTCTGAATTAGGTGGGGTGTATTTAGTTTCTGATACACATTTTAAAGATTTAGATAGAGAATATATGGGATATTTTATCTCTGAAGAAAACCAATGGGATATTATAAATAAAACTTGTCATAGATTTGATACTCTTATTCATCTTGGTGACGTAGGAGATTTAAGTTATATTAAACGACTTAGATGCCATAAAGTTCTTATTATGGGTAATCATGACCAGTCTATAGAAAAAATGGAAGAGGTTTTTGATGAGGTTTATTCTGGTCCACTTTGGATAAGTCAGAAATTGGTACTTTCACATGAACCTATTCGTTTAGTGACTTGGGATACTTATGAACATATTGCTTTTAATATTCATGGACATGACCATGGTGGAATAAAAAGAGATTTTCATTTAAATATTGCTCAAAATGTTTATGGTTATATGCCATTAAATCTTGGTCAATTTATTAAAAATGGATATTTAAAAAGTATAAAAGATATTCACCGTATAACAATAGACGATGCAACAGAGAGGAAAAATAATGGAATGTGAAAATTGTTGTTATTATAATCTTCCTGATTGTAGTGAAAAAAAATGTCCTTGCGTTAAAGAAACTTGGATTAGAATTAAAGAATTAGATTTAAAAGATGAAAATGGATTAGTTATAAGATATACTATGAGAAATTCAAAAGGTGAAGAAAAATATATTTATTGGAATGACCTTTTTAAAAAAATTTATTCGGAGTAAATAATGTTTGATATAAAAGAAGTAGAAAAATTATATCCAGGAGCTGGTGGTTTAATGCTAGAACCACAACTTATCCACAAAAGTACAGATTCGCAACTTAAAAGCTGTGATGATGGAACTTGGTTTGCCCAACTCAAAAAAGATGGTGCATTATATATGTTTGTTAAAGGATTAGAAGGACAAACATATTTATTTGGACGCACTATTAGTAAAGTAACTGGTTTACTTACAGAAAAAAGTGCTAATGTTCCTCATATTATTGCACCATTAAGTCAGGTTCCTAATGGTACTATTCTTCTAGGAGAAATTTATTATCCAGGTAAGACTTCTAAAGATGTGACTAGTATCATGGGATGCCTTCCTGAAAAAGCAATAGAAAGACAAAACGGTAGTTATGGACCAATTCATTTTTATATTTATGATTGCCTTGGTTTTAATGGCACTTCTTTATTAAAATATGATAATTGGACAAGGTATCAAGTAACGAAACGTATTTTTGAAAAATATCCAATAGCCAGAAATGAAATAGAACTTGCAGAAGCATGGGAATCTAATATTTATGGCAACATAGGCATCGCACTTCGTTCAGGTGAAGAAGGTATGGTAGTTAAGAAAAAAACTGCTTTGTATGAGCCTGGTAAGCGCCCCATGACTATGTTAAAAGCAAAACAAGTTGATTATATTGATGCAGTAATTATTGGATTTAAAGAGCCTACGGTGGAATATACTGGAAAAGAGATTGAGACTTGGCAGTATTGGATGACTGAAGAAGGTGTTAATCTTCCTGTTGGTTTCCATTATGGCGAGTTTAAAGATCCTATTATTCCAATTACTAAGCACGCATATTATGGTTGGAATAATGCTATAGAAATTGGTGCATATGATGAAAATGGACAGTTGAAATCTATCGGTACTATTGCTTCTGGATTAACAGATTTTATGAAAGAAGATATGACGAAATATCCTGAAGATTATCTTTATAAAGTTTGTGAAATTCAATGTATGAGTTTGGATAAAAAAGCAAAAACTATTCGACATGGTTTTCTAGTTTCTATGAGAGAAGATAAAAATCCAACCGAATGTTTGTTATCTGAAATTTTTAAATAAATGATTTGACTTTTTAAAAAATTTATTTTATAATAAATATATAATTAAGAAAGAAAAATATTAAGGAGATATTTTAATGAAGCTTAAAGAAAATAGTTTAATGGTTTATAATTTTGTAAAAGAGCATGAAAATGATAATATTACAGCAGATGATATTGCTGAAGCACTTGACCTTACTTCTCGTCAGGTAAATGGTATTGTAACTATGGCATTTTGTCGTCATAAGAATGAAGATAAGGTTGAAGAGCCTCTGATGGAAAGAATTCCGGGTGAAGTAGTAGTAGATAGTGCTGGTAAGCCAAAGGTTCCAAAGTATATTAAGCTTACCGAAGTTGGCCGTACTATTGAGGTTGAAGAAGCTGAGTAATCTCTATCAATAAGGTTAGATAAAAAATATTTTTATCTAACCTTATTATGAATAAATAAATGAATATTTTTGAAGCAATATTTTTTATATTAGCTATTTTATTTTGTGTCTTTAATATTTGGTTTTTTAAAAGAGTCAGATCAATTAAAGTAGACAAATAGGGACAACTAAAAGAAAAAGAGTAGATAGAAAAACAAGTTCAATAGCTTAAAATATAGAAAGCTAGTATAGAAGCATCTTATTCTGTAATAGGTAAATAGTTAGAAAAAGCGGAAAAAATAATTAAATAGAAAAAAGAATAGATAGGATATATTAATAATAGTATTTTACAAAGAAAACAATAGATAAAAGAAGTCTTAGATAAATCATATCAAGAGTAGGTAGATAAAACAAATAAAAAATTAGAATAGTATAAAAAAGTTACACACAATGCTGCTAATCTTTATATAGATAGTCTTTAGAAAAATTATGAAAACGCGGAAGCCGCCTATAAGACGAAAATGACCCAGATCAAGGAAGAACATGACGAGGCCGCCGCGGCTCTCCAATCTCTAAAAGACACAAGAAAAGCTGCTTATGATGCTATTTTAAAGTAGAAATAGGTAAAATAGAATAAAAATAATTATCGACTTTTACCTTCTTCTATTGAAAGTGAAGATATTCATACTTTATAGCATATAAAATCTAATTTACATAAACCTCGTATTTTATCTATGTTAATTTGGCAAACATATTGGCAACCTCTTGCTAAAGAGAAATTTCCTATTATTCTTCAAGCTAAAACAAAAACAGGTATTTATAAAATAACTAATATTCAAACTGATGAATCTTATATTGGACAAAGTTTAGATATTTATACTCGGTGGTGTTCTCATTGTAAAGCAGGTCTTGGAATTGATACACCTGCCGGGAATAAGCTCTATAAGTCAATTCAAGAATATGGATTATAGAATTTTACTTTTGAACTTTTATGTTAGTGTTCTAAGGAATAGCTTAATGAAAAAGAAAGATACTTTATTTAGCTTTATCAAGCAGACGTGTACGGCTTTAATGGAACCGTGGGGAATAAATAATTATGAATTTTGAAAATACACGAATAATGAATTTTGAAAATGCTTTTAGAGGACTTCGTAACCCTTTTGAAAGCTGGAATAAATCAGATAGTTAGTTTGGATTAGGTACTTTTGATTATTGTACTAATATTTATGATGTTGCATATGAATGGTGTAAACATGAAAATATTAGTATTGAAGATGACGAAAAATATGATGAAACAGAAGGTAAGTATCTTAACTGGTTTTATAAAAATGGTATTTTAAAAACTGATGATGAGTTTTTTGAATATGCTTTTTTAGGACCTGCAGATCTTTCCTTGGCGCAAAGAATGATTAAGGCAGGAACTTCAGATCGCAAGTTTCTTCGTCAAATTTTAGTATCTGTTGATATAACTGCTCCATTATATTGGTGGAAAGAGTTTGATACATATAAAGTAGCTACTGTTGCAAATTCAACTAGTACTATGCATAAATTAAGTAGTACTTCTATTACATTAGATTGTTTTGAAACAGATGACCTTGTTAAAGAATTACCTATATATGATCGAGAACCTTATAATGAAGATTGGTCGATTGAACATAGCTGGATGAATTTAATTAATGACCTTGAAACAATTCGTAAAAAATATCTTGAAACTAAAGATAAAAAATATTGGAAAGAATTAATTCGACTTCTTCCAGAGTCATGGTTACAAACTAGAACAGTAACAATGAATTATGAGGTATTAAGAAATATTTATTCTCAGCGAAAAAATCATAAATTAACTGAATGGCATCAGTTTTGTGATTGGGTTCAAACTTTACCATATGCTAAAGAACTTATTACATATGGACTTGATTAAATAAAAAAATTATAGTATAATATTAATAGAAATTAAAAAGAAGGAAAAATAAAAGAATGAAAAAGAATTTATTAAATAGTGAAATTATTCAGGGTAGATTATATCAGCATGATTTAGTAAAGAAAAAGGTACAGAATAAAGAATCTAAGAATTATGGAGTAGATTTTATTTCAGGAACTCTTGATATTGCAACAGATGAAGAAGGTTTAAATATTATTTCAGTTCATTATACTTTTAAGACAGAGGTTACAAGCAACGGAAAGAAAGATGTAACTTATGGAGTTCTTGATAATATTATTAACAGTGGTAAGACTTGGGTTACTGATGGAAAAGATGAAGCTATGAAGCTTAGACTTACTCCTTCTATTGCAATTAATGATTTTATTGCGGCAGATGGTACAGCAGTTGCTCAGATTCGTAATGAGGGTGGTTTTGTTAATATTCTTAGGGGAGAGCTGCCAGAAAAGGAAGATGAAAGAAATACTTTTGACTGTGATATGTTAATCACAGGAGTTTTCCCAGTAGATGAAACTGAAGATACCCCAGCTTTTGTAAGAGTAAAGGGAGCAGTATTTAATTTTAGAGGAGATTTACTTCCTGTTGAATTTGTGTGTAAGAATGTTCTTACAGATTATTTCCTTGGATTAGATGCATCTCCAAAGAATCCTGTCTTTACGAGAGTAAAAGGAAATATTTATAATAGTACTGTTGTTCGTAAAATTGAAGAAGAGGGTGCTTTTGGTCTTGTTTCAGTAAGAACAGTAAATCGAACAGTAAAAGAGTATGTTATTACTTGGACCATTCCTGTTGCATATGATTTTGGAGAAGAAGATACAATGACTGCTGAGGAATTAAAGAAAGCTATTCAGAATCGTGAAGTTTATCTTGCAGATGTTAAGAAGCGCCATGATGATTATGTAGCAACTCGTGACTCAGCACCGAAAGCTTCTGATACAGTTAAGGTTGTAGCAGAAAATTTTGACTTCTAATAGAGAAGAAGATTTTTCTTCTTCTCTAAAGGAGGATTTATATGGCAATTAATTTATTAAATATTTAGCCCCATAAAGTAAGTACAGATTTAAGTGGATATATTACTTATATTTATGGAGCGCCTAAGACTGGTAAAACAACATTAGCAACACAAGCTCCAAAAGCGTTGTTGCTTGCTTTTGAAAGAGGGTATAATGCACTCCCTGGTGTGATAGCACAAGATATTACTTCATGGGGTGATATGAAACAGGTTTATCGAGAACTTAAAAAGCCAGAAGTAAAAAATACTTTTGAAACTGTTATTGTAGATACTATTGATATTGCAGCTGATATGTGTCAAAAGTATATCTGCGATCAGAATGGAATTACGGCACTTGGTGAATTAGGTTTTGGTAAAGGTTGGGGATATTTTAAAGCTGAGTTTAGTCTTGTTTTCAGAGGTTTAACTCAATTAGGTTATGCAGTAATCTTTCTTGGTCACGAAAGAGAAGTTATAGATGATGAAAATAAGACAAAAACTATTAGACCTGCTTTAACAGCAAGTACTAGAACTATTATTACAGGTATGTCTGATATTATTGGATATGCCCACCAAGATAAAAATTATACTCAATCTGTATTAACAATTAGATGCGGTAATGACAGTATTGAATGTGGTAGTAGATTTAAATACATGAAACCTGAGTTTCCAATGAGTTACAATAACTTGATAGATGCATTAAGGGAAGCAATAGAAAAAGAAGCGGTTGAAAATGATAATAAATTTATTACTAATGAAAAACAGATTGTTCGAGAAAAAGAAGAATTAGATTATGATACATTAATGAAAGAATTTCAGGGTCTGGTTCAAGCTATTTTGGATGAAGATCAAAATAATGCTCCAAAAATTACAGCTACTGTTGAACATTATTTAGGAAAAGGCAAGAAAGCTAGTGAAATTACACCATATCAGGTTGAATTTTTAGCTTTGATTAATGAAGATTTAAAAAATTTATGAAAAGATATGTAACTTTTATAGATAGACGTTATGATTTGTCTCCTCCAGGACCAAGCGGCTATCCTTCATACCGTTTAAAATTAGAAGCTTTTGATGATCCTAATTAGAATTTTACTATTTGTATAGATAATGATGAAGATGAAAAAGATTTATTAGATTTATTAAAATGGATACCAAAAGAAGAAAACAAAAAAATGAGAAAATTATCAAGAGAAGAGCAAGAATATCTTAGATCTTTTCCTTCTAGTGGAGTGCATTATAAATAACATCGCGGCCGGACCTTAATCGGTACCGGCCTTGATTTATATAAAATTTTATGATATAATAATAATATAGATTAAAAGAGGTGTTACCTTATGGCTAAAATGATGGTAAAATGCCTTTATTGTGGAGAACAGTTTGATAGATTATCTGAGCCGTGTGTTAAGATAGGTAGGCGATATGCTCATCAAAAATGTTTTGATTCACAATCAGATGAAGATAAAAAAACTCAAAAAGATAAAAGTGATTTTTTTCAATATGTAAAAGAAATATATGGATCTGATTATAATTATGTCCTTATTCAAAAGCAAGCTGAATCTTATATTAAACAATATAATTTTACTTATAGTGGAATGTTAAAATCACTTAAATGGTTTTATGAAGTAAAACATCAAGACAAAGAAAACTCTAATGGTCGAATAGGTATTATACCTTATATTTATGAAGAAGCTAAAAAATATTACTATGAACTTTATCTTGCTCAACAAAGAAATAAGGATGTTCAAGGGTACCATTTAGAAGTCAAGGAGGTCGTGATAGCCCGTCCCCGCGTTTCCCCTCCACCTATAAAATTATTTGATTTAGGAGATGAGGATTAATGTCAAAATATGTAGATATTCCCGCTATTGTACAAGTAATTGGATGTATATATCAGAATCCATCTATTTTAGATAATGAAAAATATCATTTTACAGAAGAAGATTTTACAGAAGAATTTCATAGGATTATTTTTGGTTCTATTTATAATCTTCATCAGCTTGGTGCAAAAGAAATTAATGTAAATACAATTACAGATTATCTTGAAACCCGTCCTACTAAATTAGCTACTTTTAAAGTTAATAATGGAATTGAATATCTGCAAAAAATTAGTGAAAATACTCAATTAGCAGCTTTTGAATATTATTACAATAGAATGAAAAAGATGACCTTATTTCGTATGTATTCAGAAAAATGCGGAATGAATTTAAGTTATCTTTATGATATAGATAATATTTTTGACGCAAAGAAAAAACAAGCGCAAGAAGATTGGCTAGATAATACTTCTATTGAAAAAATTGCAGATTTAATTGACGGTAAAATTCAGCAAATCCGTATGAAATATATTGATAATGCTGATACAGTTTTTCAACAGGCTGGTGAAGGAGTAGAAAGTTTAATTTCACGATTAATGGAGTTTCCTGAAATTGGCTATCCAATGTATGGGAAAATAATTAATACAATAACACGCGGCGCCCGTCTCGGGAAGCTTTATCTCCGTTCTGCGGCTACTGGCGTTGGTAAAACGCGTGCTATGATAGCAGATTGTTGCTATATAGGATGCTCAGAAATGTATAATCCAGAAACTAGTCAATGGGAAGAAAATAATACTAAAGAGCCATGTGTATTTATTACAACTGAGCAACAGTTAGATGAAATTCAAACTATGATGTTGGCTTTTATATCTAATGTAAATGAACGAAATATTCTTAATAATGAATATTATGGAGATGAATTAGATAGGGTAAGAAAAGCAGCACAAATTTTAAAAAATAGTCCTATTTATATTAAACGACTTCCTGACTTTACATTACAAGACATTGAAAATACTATTAAATATGCAGTTAGAGAATGGGGAGTTAGATATATTTTCCATGATTATATTCATACTAGTATGAAAATATTGTCTGAAATAAGCGGTAAAAGTAAAGTAGAAGGATTAAAAGAATATAATATTCTTTTTATGATAGCAGTTAGATTAAAAGATTTATGTGTTGAAAATGGAGTTTTTATTGAAACGGCAACTCAGTTAAATAGTGAATATCGTAGTGCTAATGTATATGACCAGAATTTACTGAGAGGTGCTAAGTCTATTGCAGATAAAATTGATTTGGGTGCTATTATGCTAGAAGTATCAATAGATGATAGAGAAGCATTATCTGATGTAGTAAATAGAAATGGACTGCCTATGCCGGATATTAAAATTAGTATCTATAAAAATAGACGAGGTGAATATAAAGATATTCTACTTTGGTGTACTAGTAATAGAGGATGTTGTAAAATTGATCCAATTTTTGTAACAAATTATCAGTATGAATTAATTAATATACCAGATATAAAAATAAAGGTGAAAGAATAATGGTTTTATTAGATATAAATATGCCAACTTGTTGTGCAGATTGTCCTTTATTTGAAGATAGATATGATTATCCAACTTGTTATGTAACTCAAGAATCTAGGGGTTATAATTTTAAAATCTATGAAAAACGTATGCCTGAATGTCCTTTAAGAGAACAAACTGCAACCGGACGGATTGTTAGACCTAAATCTTTAGGCTTTAATAATAACTAATAGAAAACAAGGTGAAAGAATAATGGTAAAAGCAATTAATTTTCATTTTCCAGGTAACTAGAGACATGGAATTATTATGAATATTGTTCCTCAAGAAATAATTGATGAAACTATTCATGTGACTCTTGATGATGAATTTTTAGAGGAGTTTTATAATTTATATAAACAACATTAGATAGACAGCGCAATAGAATGAAAAAGAAGTTTCGTAAACCAAGACCCTCTCCTCCAAAATGGTTCTTTCCAGATATGGATAATTGCTGGGATTGTAAATACAACCATGTTGGTTGCTCAGGCTGCAAGAGACTAAAGAAATTTAGAAGAAAATATCGAGATGAAAAATTACGACAAAGATAAAATAAAAAACTCTCTTACAATAGAACAAGTGTTTGACCTTGTATCAGATTTAGGCGGTGAACCAATTATGAATACTAATTATTTCACCGCCCAAACTATATGCCACAATCATCCAGGTGAAGGTAAGCATAAATTATACTATTATAATAACACTAAATTATTTCGTTGCTATACTGAATGTGATGATACTTTTGATATATTTCAACTAGTTTGTAAAGTAAAAAATATAGCACAAGAGTTTAAGTTAAAGTATGATGAAACTGGACATGAAGTATATCGACAATGGGAATTATATGATGCAGTAGAATTTGTTGCTATATATTATGGCATCGAAGCTGAAAATGAAAATTTTTTTGAAAAACGTATAAAACTCCATGATTGGGATATTCTAAATAAATATGAAGCAAATAATCTTGAAAAACAAAGACAAATTATTAACCTTCATGTTTATGAAAATGGAGAAAAAATTTTAAATAATCTTCCAAGACCTCGGCTCAAGGATTGGGAAGACGAGGGTATATCTCCGGAAGTCGCGGCCGCCGCGGGTATCTGTTATGATCCTAGGGCTAATGGTATAGTTATCCCGCATTATGATATTAATGACCATCTTATTGGAATCAGAGAACGAACTTTAGTAAAGGAATTAGAACAATATGGTAAGTATAGACCTGCAATACTCGACGGTAAAATGTATAACCATCCTCTCGGCTTTAATTTATATAATATTAATAATTCTAAAAACCATATTAGAAAATTCAAAAAAGCCTTCATCTTTGAAAGTGAAAAATCTTGTCTCAAATATGCTTCTTTCTTTGGGCTACATAACGATATTTCTGTTGCTATTTGTGGTAACTCTTTAAATAATTATCAAGTTTCTTTACTTTTATCTCTTGGCTGTGAAGAAATAATTATAGCCCTTGATAAACAATATCATAAAATTGGAGATGAAGAATGGGATAATTGGTATAAAAAATATAAACAAATTTTTTACAAATATGGAAAATATGTTCAAATTTATTATATGATAGATTTAGATGATAATTTATTAAACTATAAAGATAGTCCTATTGACCAAGGTAAACAAGTATTTATAAAATTGTATAACGCGCGAGTTAGAATGACTTAAAATGACAAAATAATTTAATGTTATTTTGTCATTTTTTATTTCTTTATGTATAAATTATATACTAAAATAGAAAGGAGTTTTTTTTATGAAATAGATTATTGCTTTACAGGAATATACTGATAAAGTTATTTCATTATATGAAGGTTAGATTAGAAATATATAGAATAGCCTTGCAGACAAATTAATTGAAGAAGGTATTGTAGCTGAACATAGTGATAGCAGTGGAGATGGTGGAAAAAATAATAACATTGTCAGAGTAAATTTTACATACGTACACGCCGAAGACAAAATGATTTCAGATAAGACTTTCGACGAACTTCTTGACGCACTCGATGATGGAAAAATTTTGATGGGCGTGCAAGGCGAGAAAATGACGACCGGCAGCACCGCCGTGTGTGGCGTTTCATGGGTCTCATTTTATGCGGGTACATTCCTAGTCACATTCAACACCTTAGATTATTATTTGATCCAAAACAATGTTAACGAATGGACTAAAATTAGTCAGAACAAATAATGATAAGGAAGTTATTAAATTATGAAATAGATTATTGCATTACAAGAATATACAGATAAATTTATCTCTCTTTATTAGGGAGAGATAAGAAATATTGAAGATAATTTAGCACAAGAGTTAATTGAAAAGGGTATTGTAGCTGAACATACAGAAGACGGAAGCGGTGAAGGTGGTGACAAGACTCCCATAGTTGTCCATTTCGAAAAAGTAGATGACAACTGGACAGCAGACAAAGAAGGTTCAGAGTTGTGGACGGCTATTGAGAACGGAACGCCAGTAAAAGGAGTTGTAAAATATAATAATGGTCAATATAACAACTATTATTATATGGATATGTATTCAAATATTCCGATGAGTATGAATGGAAAATGTTTATGCGATTTTTCTTATGATGCAAATATGCACCCAAATACAGCGATAACATTAATTAATGTGCAAATAACAGTGGACAATCACATAAACGTAACATCAACAACGATTTGGTTTGATGCAAACACCACTGCTTCCCATAAAACAAATCTTTAAGGACAACAAAGGAGATATTTGTACTTATGAAAGAAATAATTGCTTTACAAGAATATACAGATAAATTTATCTCTCTTTATTAGGGAGAGATAAGAAATATTGAAGATAATTTAGCACAAGAATTAATTGAAAAGAATATTGTTGCTGAACACAGTGATGAAAGTCAAGGTGGAGGAAATAATGATGGTAAAAAACTTTTTATTGTAAATGTAAATTATAATTATAACCCTGATTCGGATAATTTTACAGCAACTTCAGATAAAACTATAACAGAAATAAACTAGGCTTATCAAAAAGGCTTAATTCCTTGTATTAACGCAGGAGAGCTTGGCATTTCTATACCTTTTAAGATGATTTCTGAAGATTCTGCAACAACACGTGGTGTAGAAGTTACAGGAGCATCTCCAGAAAGTCTTTATATTCGAGCCTATACTATTTCATTTTATAAACCAAATATGTACAATCCAGAACCAGTTACAATCGAGATAAAAAATTATACTATAAAAAAAATATAGACAGCAGATACTTAAATAATTATTAAGAAAGTCATAAAAGAGGTAATAAATTATGAAATAGATTATTGCATTACAAGAATACACAGATAAATTTATCTCTCTTTATTAGGGAGAGATTAGAAATATTGAAGATAATTTAGCGGATAAGTTAATTGAAGAAGGCATTGTTGCTGAACACAGTGATGAAAGTCAAGGTGGAGGAGATAACAAAAATGAGGACTCTGTTTTTGTAGCAGTAGCTAATCTAATAGAAAGAGCAGAATCTGATGATATACTGATACCGGATTTTTAGTTAAATAAAACTTGTTCAGAATTAAATGATGCTGTAAAAAAAGACAAAGTAATTTTATTTATTACAAAAAAAGATAATCTTCGTCAAACTGGTTTTATTGACAATTTTGAATATGATAAAGATAATAATATAACAGGAATAGATATAGATTTACACCTTTATAGATGCTAGATTCCTGAATTAGACGGAACTAAATCTAAATGGGTTTTTGTTGAGAACACTGGTGGCGATGTAATGTAAACGTCTAAATAATTAAAAGGAGATATTTGTACTTATGAAATAGATTATTGCTTTACAGTAGTATACAGATAAATTTATTTCTCTTTATTAGGGAGAGATAAGAAACATATAGAACAGCCTTGCAGATAAATTAATTGAAGAAGGCATTGTTGCTGAACATGATTAGGCCTCACAAATAAATACAGAAAATCTTATAACACGTTTACAAGATGGTAATGCACCTGGATCAATAGCAGCTAAAAGTTCTTTATCTAATTAGTCTTATACAATGGGAGAAAATGCTGTCGCTTTTGGTTATAGTTCTCAAGCAAAAGGAAAAAATTCTTTTGCAGAAGGACAAAATTCTCAGGCTAAAGGCGAAAATTCTCATGCCTAGGGAAGTTACACATATGCAGAAGGAAACAATGCTCATGCTTAGGGTAGCCATTCACAAGCAAGAGGCTTAAGTTCTCATGCCTAGGGCACTGACACTTATGCAGAAGGATATAATTCTCATGTTTAGGGTTTAGGCACTTTTGCAAAAGGATATAATTCTCATGTTCAAGGAGTATATAATAAAATAGATAAGACGAATACTTATGCTTTTATAATAGGAAATGGATACTCAGATGAGGGTAGATCAAACGCCTTTGCGATGAAATGGGATGGTACATTTGTCTTTGCAAACGGCACAGAAATCACTCCTGCACAGTTCGCATCACTTTTGGCATTACTTAGTTAAGACACAATATGGACTTCATAAACGCATTATTGGGCGGGCGTAGTAGCTGCCGCCTATTTTTTTATTTGACTTCTTTATTTTTTTTTGCTATAATATAATAAAGAAAAAATTTAAGGAATAAAAATAAAAATAAAATGAATTACCAATTAATTAATCCAATTAATCCTAAATATTCAACAGTAGAACAGATTTTAACTAATCGTAAAATTCCAATAGACTAGATTAAACATTATTTACATACAACAGATGCAGATATTAATGAACCTGAGTTACTCGGAGAGGAAGCATTGAGAAACGCGGCCGCCCTTATTATACAAACGGTTCAGGCTAATAAAAAAACGGTAGTAGTAATAGATTGCGACTGTGACGGTTATACTTCAGGGGCAATTTTAATCAACTATTTACATGACCTTTTTCCGAATTATGTTGAGCATAATTTATCTTATTTTGTACATGATAGTAAAACGCATGGCTTAAGCGATGCTATGGACTGGATTAATTCTAAAGATTTTTTAGGATTAGTTATCTTACCTGACTCTTCAAGTAATGACTATGACTATCATAAAAAATTAAAAGATAACGGTATAGGTGTAATAGTATTAGATCACCATGATGCAGATCATATTAGTGAATATGCTGTAGTTATTAATAATCAATTATCAGATTATCCAAACAAAAGTTTTTCTGGCGCAGGTGTTACATGGCAATTTTGCAGGTATCTTGATAAATTAATGAATATTAATAATGCCGAACAATATAGAGATTTAGTTGCATTAGGCCTCGATGCCGATATGATGTCGTTAAGAAGTATTGAGACTAAACACTTAATCGGTACCGGTTTAGCCCGGCCGCGTAATCCTTTTATTGTTACTATTGCAGAAAAAAATTCTTTCTCGCTTAAAGGTAAATTAACCCCAATCGGTGTAGCCTTTTATATAGCACCTTTTGTTAATGCGATGACTCGTTCTGGGACTATAGAAGAAAAGCAGCTTCTTTTTGAGTCAATGTTAAAGCATAGAGCTTTTATTTAGCTTCCTTCTACAAAAAGAGGCCATTCTCCTGGAGAAACAGAAACCCTTGTTGAACAAGCGGTCCGCGTCGCAACAAATGTAAAAAATCGTCAGACTAAAGCTCAAGATGATTTTATGACAGCTATTGAGTCTAAGATAACCGCAGAAAATCTACTTTCTCATAAAGTTCTTTTGTTCTTACTCGAACCTGGACAAGTAGATAAAAATATTGCTGGTTTAGTAGCTAATAAAATAATGGCAAAATATCAACGTCCTGTATGTATGTTAACTAAGTATCTATATGAAGATGAGTCAATGCCATGGGAACCTTTACCAGAGATAGAAAATAATACTTACTATGCCGGTTCTGCTAGAGGTTGTGATATTACTGGAGTTACTGATTTTAAATCTATTTGTCTTGCAACTGGTGTATGTAATTATGCATAGGGACACCCAGGAGCTTTCGGCTTGTCTATTGATGAGAACAATATTCCTACTTTTATTGCAAAAACAGATGAAATTCTTTCTTCAATGACAGGCGAAGCAATTTATTATGTAGATTATGTTTATCAAGGGACAGATATAAATCCAGTTAATATTTTAGATATTGCATCTCTTGAAAATCTATGGGGAAAAGATATTGACGAACCTTATGTTGCTATTCATTCTCTTAAAATAACCCCTGATATGGTAACTATTTATGATAAAAGAGGTTATACAATAAAAATTCAACTTCCAAATAATATTTCTATTTTAAAATTTAATGCCACAGAAGAAGATTGTGAAACTCTTCAACTTAATAATACAGGTTATATTGAAGTAGATATTATTGGTAGATGTAATTAGAATGAATGGAATGGATATACAACTCCACAAATATTTATATAGGATTATCAAGTAATTGATTCAAATAAATATTATTTTTAACTGCTCGGCCTGCGCTCGGTCGAGCTTTAGTTTTTAAAAGTGGTCTTGGTATTTTTGAATTGGATTTTTTAATTAAATAAATTTTATATATCAAAAGGAGATATTTGTACTTATGAAATAGATTATTGCTTTACAGTAGTATACAGATAAATTTATTTC